ATGAAGGAGCGTGATTAACGCAAGATTTTAATGCTAAAATATACATTAGTGGTCAAATGTCAGATATATTAATTAGTAATTTTACAATAAAGAAAGGTGATAATAAAGGTTCTTTTATTAGTTCTCCTAATTTAATTGAAGCTTTAGAACTTGCTAGAAACCCAAAAACATATGAAATTGTGTTTATTGTTATAGTTGATGCTTTTCCAAACATTAGATTTGTTAATAAAGGGTTTGTTAAAGTAATTATGCCATTAGATTGTCCTGACTACGGATTTAAATATCGTGACATAATTGATGCTGATGATTGGGATGCTATTAAAGATAATATTTGTTGTGAATGTTATAGTAAACCATATACAGGAACGGAAATTGTATGGGACGGAAAACCATGTTCTAGAAACGGAACAAAATGTTAAATTAAATTTTTTCAAAATAAAAGATATTTATAAATAAAAAGATTATGAACACAAAATTAATATTAGATAACTATTTAGGTAAAAATACCAGAAGTACCGAAAAAGATTTGGGAGATGGTTCTAAACAAGTATGTGATTTAGACACTGGAGATTGTTATACTATCAGAATGAAAGATGGTTTAATTGAAAGAGTTGATAACACATTAAATAAAAATAAAAAAATTCAAGTTGAAACCTTAACAGGAGTAAAACAACTATTAAACGGTTAATAACATGAAAAAAATAGACAATCAAATTTTAGAAGAAATCGCTAGATATAATTCTATCAATAAATATATTGTTGAACAAGATGCTACATTACCTCCACCACCTGGTGAGGTTGACCCAAACGCAGCTCCGGCACCGGATGCGGGATTAGCTCCACCGGCAGACCCAAATGTTGCTCCGGCACCGGCAGCACCTGCAGGACCTCAACCTGTTGATGTGGCAAATGACCCGGATGTAGAAAAAATTGGTGATGATGAAAAATCAGAATCAAAAACGGAAGAAATGGATATTACTGATTTAGTGAAATCACAGAAAAAAGTTGAAGAGAAACAAGAAGAGTATTTTAATAACTTATTCCAACATTTAGACAATTTAGAAACTAAATTAGGTGAGATGGATGGTATCATGACTAAATTAAATGATTTAGAAGCTAAGGTTGAAAAATACAGAGAAAAAACTCCTCAAGAAAGATTAGAATTAAGAACATTAGATTCAGGTCCTTTCAATCAAAAATTAAGTCAATTTTTTGATGATAAAGAGGAAGATATGGAAAAAACAGGAAAAAATGAATATGTTTTAACTCAAGACGAAGTTGAAGATTATTCACCAAATGAGATTAAAAAAACCTTCAGAAATTTTGAAGACGAAGTAAATCCATTTAGACAAGTAAGATAATTTTAACGGTCTTCGGACCGTTTTTTTTACAAAACAATTTGACAAACACACGGCTGACACTTATACTTTTATAAACCTTTAAATATTTTAAACACTATGGCGACAAATTCATTAGACGCAGTTTTGGCTCAATACGAGAAAGCAAAACAAGGTAGTACTTCTTCTACCTCAAAATTTACACAAGAAGAAAGAATGAAAAAATACTTTGCGGCAATCCTTACTGATAAGGAAACCCAAGGACAAAAAAGATTAAGAATCTTACCAACAAAAGATGGTTCTTCACCATTCAAAGAAGTTTGGTATCACGAGATTCAAGTAGACGGAAAATTCCAAAAATTTTATGACCCGGGAAAAAACGACAACGAACGTTCACCTTTAACTGAGGTTTACGAAGAATTACGTTCAACAGGTAAAGAAGCTGATAAAAAATTGGCATCAAATTACTTATCACGTAAATTCTACATTGTTAAGGTTATCGATAGAGATAACGAAGAAGATGGTGTTAAATTTTGGAGATTCAAATCTAACTACAAAAATGAGGGAATCTATGACAAAATCATACCTATCTACAGAAACAAAGGTGATATTGCTGACCCTGAAAAAGGTAGAGACCTTATCTTAGAATTAACTAAGGCAAAAACTCCAAAAGGAGCTTACTACACTGTTATTCAAACCGTTATGTATGATGACGCGGCACCTGTTCACGAGGATAAAGAACTTGCGGACTCTTGGATTAACGATGAATTAACTTGGGAGGATGTTTATTCTAAAAAACCGGTTGAATACTTAGAGGCAATTGCGAGAGGTGAAACTCCAAAATGGAATTCTGACAAAGGTGGTTACGATTATGGTAATTCAGACGAAGATGAAATTTCATTTGGTGGTTCAAAACCATCAGGACCTGTTGACCCACAAGCGGACGATGAAGGGGATGATGATATGCCGTTCTAATCAAAAAAAAAACTAACTTGGACAATTAACTAGGACATCAACTAAGACACGATGTCCTAGTTCTATTAAAAACTAACAAAAACAACAATTAACTTGGACATATGGGGATAAAAAAGAAAACCTTCTCAATGGAGGATATTAAAGGAAAGTATTCTACTAAAACAAAATATAAAGACGAGAGTTATTATAATTGTGGTGAAGCTTTTATGGAGGCTTGTGGTTTACCGGGACCTATTATGGGTGGAATCAATATGTTTTTGGGGCATTCAAACTCATCAAAAACAACTGCGATGATTTTAGCGGCGGCTGACGCTCAAAGAAGGGGTGATTTACCGGTTATAATTATCACAGAGAAAAAATGGAGTTGGAAACACGCGGTTGAATTAGGATTACAAGCAGAACAAGACGAGGATGGTAATTGGGATGGTCATTTTATCTTTAATGATAGTTTTGATTATATTGAACAATTAACCGACTATATGAATGATATATTGGATGCCCAAGAAAGTGGTGATATTCCTTATAACATTTTATTCTGTTGGGATTCTGTTGGTTCTATTCCGTGTAAGATGACTTACGAAGGTAAGGGTGGAAAAATGCACAATGCTGCGGCACTTGCGGACACAATTGGTATGGGTATTCACTCAAGAATCTCTAAAACAAAAAAAGAAAGTGTTCCGTATTATTCGACTTTGGTTGTTATCAATCAACCTTGGGTAGACCTTCCGGACAATCCGTTTGGACAACCTGAGATTAAAGCAAAAGGTGGCGAGGCATTATGGTTAGCGTCAAGTTTAGTATTCTTGTTCGGTAATCAGAAAAAAGCGGGTATTAACCACATTACGGCAACCAAAGGAGGAAGAACGGTAGCTTACGCAACAAGAACTAAAATATCTGTATTGAAAAACCACGTTAATGGTATTTCATTCAAGGATGGTAAAATCATTGCGGTACCACAAGGGTATATTAAAGACGACAAATCGGCTTTAGAGAAATACAAAAAAGAATATTCAGAATTTTGGAATCAAATATTATCAGGTGACGGAGAAATCGTCTATAAAGATATTGTTTCAAAAGTAGAAGAAGAGGACGAAGACTAGTACTAACGTAAACAAACAAAAAGTGGTTAAAACACTATTAGTGGATGGTAACAATTTAACAAAAATTGGATTCCACGGGGTTAAAGATTTTTTTAATAAAGGTAAACACATAGGTGCCGTATGGCACTTTGTGAATACCCTTCGTAGACTTATAGACGAAGAAAACTACGACAAAGTAGTTGTGTTTTGGGATGGGAATGATAATTCCCTAACCCGAAAAACATTGTATCCCCAATATAAAGAAAAACGTAGAGTTACAGATGACTTTAAGGACCAATCTTTTGAAGAACAAAAAGAGAGGATTAAAGAGTATTTGGAAGAGTGTTATATAAGACAAATAAACGTCGAAAAAAATGAGGCGGATGATTTGATTGCATATTACTGCCAAATCTCGGAGAACGAACAGAAAACGATTTTCTCGGGGGATAAAGACCTCATCCAACTTATCTCGGACAAAGTGTCGGTGTATTATCCAAAAACAAAACAAACTTATCGAAATGGTGACAAGGTGATGTTGGAATATTATTATTTCCCACATCAAAATGTTCGCACCTATAAGATTTTATCGGGTGATAAATCAGATAATATTGATGGTATTTCCGGACTTGGTGAGAAAACACTTATAAAGTTTTTTCCTGAGCTACTTGAAAAAACGGTTTCTGTTTCCGATATTTTAGAAAAGGCTGAAATCCTACTAAAAGAAAATAGAAGTAACAAGACATTACAGAATCTATTATCAGGGAAAACAAGAACCGGAGTATATGGTGATGAGTTTTTTGAGGTTAACAAAAAAATTGTTGATTTATCAAATCCTCTAATAACCGAAGAAGGAAAGGAACTTGTTGAATTGTATTATAAGGAAACTTTAGACCCTGATGGAAGGGGGTATAGAAACCTTATTAAGATGATGATGGATGATGGGTTTTTCAAATATCTACCTAAAGTTGATGACGCGTGGGTTAATTTTGTTAGACCCTTTATGAAACTAACAAGAAAAGAAAAAAGAAATTTTAAAAACAATTAAAACTATGAGAGACCAAGATTCGGTAAAATTAGAATTCTTAATGATGGTAAATGATAACATCATTGTGCAAAGATTTTTTAATGTGAGAGAGTTTAACAATGATGCTAAAAACTCATTGGAACTTTATGAATTACTTCGTGAATTTAAAGACGATATTCATTCACAATTATCATTAAAAACCGTAACGTATATGACGGACAATATGTACGAAATTATCAACAATCCTAACATCTTGGAAACATCTTATATTGATGGACCTGAGTACTTTAATATTTTTATTAAACAAAATGATGTGACAATTTGTCATAGACAGGTAGATGCTAAAGTATACCCTCCAAAGGTAAGATATACTGTGGATGTCCGCCCACACCTAAAAAACTTGTTGATAAACTTGACTGACATTTTTTCATCAAAAAATTTAACAAAAAAATATCTAGAGGTTAACCTAAGTGTATAGTATTTATTAATACACTAAAAGAAAAATATATGGCGTCAAACAAAAATTTCGAGTATCTAGGTAGTACCTTTCAGATACAATTATTAAACCAAATCATTATCGATAAAGAATTTTCAAGGTCAATTATCGATGTGATGGAACCAAATTATTTTGAGAATAAATACTTCAAATTAATCATTCAAATGATTAAAGAATATTATTCAAAATATGAACACACACCAACCTTTGACACCTTAGAACAAATCACAAAATCTGAGATACAACAACCTTTGGCTGCAAAAATTATTATTGATACACTTACAAAAGTTAAGGAATCTACACTTGAAGGTGCGGAATTTGTACAAGAAAAATCAATGAAATTCTGTAAACAACAAGAGTTACAGAAGGTAATGATTAAAGCTCAAAAAATCATCGATACCGGTGAATTTGAGAGTTATGATACATTAGAGGAGATGGTGAGTAAAGCTCTTCAAGTTGGGGAACACGATAAAGGAACTGAGAGTGTTTTTAGTAACTTAGATGATGTTCTAAACGAGGATTATCGTCATCCGATACCAATGGGTATTCCGGGAATTGATAGATTGTTAAAAGGTGGGTTAGCTAAGGGTGAAATTGGTGTTGTTTTAGCACCAACCGGTGTTGGTAAATCAACTTTACTAACAAAAATCTCAAATCACGCATTTAATTTGGGATACAATGTTTTACAAATATTCTTTGAGGATAACCCGAAGATTATTCAACGTAAACACATTACATTGTGGACAAAAATTCATCCAGATGAATTGTCAACAAGAAAAGATGAAGTAATAACCAAAGTTCAAGAAATTAAGGAGAAAATGCCTAATGAATTGATACTTAAAAAACTTCCATCCGATACTGTAACGATGATGCAAATTAAGAATCAAATCAGAAAAATGATTTCTGAAGGAATCAAAATTGATATGGTATTATTGGACTATATTGATTGTGTGGTACCGGATAAAAACTTGGGGGATGAATGGAAATCTGAGGGTTCAGTAATGAGAGGATTCGAGGCAATGTGTCACGAGTTGGATATTGTTGGATGGACTGCGACACAAGGTAACAGAAGTTCAATATCTTCTGATGTAGTAACTACCGACCAAATGGGTGGTTCTATAAAAAAAGCTCAGGTTGGGCACGTAATCATTTCCGTAGCAAAATCTTTACAACAAAAAGAAATGAAACTAGCAACGATTGCAATCACTAAATCCCGTATTGGTGATGATGGTATTGTCTTTGAAAATTGTAAATTTGACAATGGTATGTTAGAGATTGATACAGAAAGTTCGGTAACCTTTTTAGGGCTTGAAGAACAAACTGAAGAAAGAAATAGACAACGAATCAAAGATTTGTTAGAAAAAAGAAAAGAAAAACAACAAACACAAAATTAAAAAAAATGGAAGAAAAAATATTAAAAGAAAATCCGAACCGATTCGTTATTTTCCCTATTGAACATAATGATATATGGGAATTTTACCAACAACATCAGGCCGCATTTTGGACGGCAGAAGAGGTTGATTTATCCAATGACATTAGAGATTGGGAAAATTTAACTGATAATGAAAGATTCTTTGTGAAGAATGTATTGTCATTCTTTGCTGCGTCTGATGGAATTGTTAATGAAAACCTTGCGGAAAACTTCTTAAAAGAAGTACAATATCCGGAGGCTAAATTTTTCTACGGATTCCAACTTATGGCGGAGAATATCCACTCTTTAATGTATTCATTATTAATTGATACTTATATATCAGATGATGATGAGAAAGACGAATGTTTTCACGCAATTGATAAATTACCTGCAGTTCAAAAGAAGGCTAAATGGGCTTTAGATTGGATTGAGAATTCAACTTTCCAAGAAAGATTAATTGCTTTTGCGGCAGTTGAGGGTATCTTCTTCTCAGGTTCATTCTGTTCAATATTTTGGTTGAAATCAAGAGGGATTATGCAAGGATTATGTAATGCTAATTCACTTATCTTTAAAGATGAGAATTTACATTGTGATTTTGCTATTCATTTGGTTAACAATCATTTGGAGAATAAACCAAGTGAAAAAAGAATTAGAGAAATCTTATTATCTGCTTTGGAGATTGAAAAAGAGTTTATTACTGAATCAATACCGGTATCTTTAATTGGTATGAATTCAAACTTGATGAAACAATATCTTGAGTTTGTTACTGATGGTTTATTGGTTAAATTTGGATGTAAAAAACAATTTAACGTAGAACAACCATTTAAGTTTATGGAACAGATAGCTGTTGAAACAAAGGGTAACTTCTTTGAATCAAGAACTATGGAGTACCAAAAGGCTAAATTGGGTGAGTCATTAACATTTACAGAAGATTTTTAATATGATGTCATTAAAGATAAAAAAAAGAGGGGGGGACGAAGTTTCGTTCAACCCCCAAAAAATATACAATAGAGTTAAACGTGCTGCAAGAGGATTAAACGTAAATGCTGATGAGGTATTCATTAAGGTGATTACTTCAGTTCCGACTGAGGGTGTTATTACAACCAAAGAGTTGGATAAGTTAGTTTATGAGATTGCTGCGGCGTATACCGGAAGTCATCACGACTACTCAAGATTAGCGTCTTCAGTGGCGATATCTGCGTATCATAAAGAAACTGATGAAAGTTTCTGTAACACAATGCACACATTACACGTTGATGGTATTATTAACGATAAGTTAATGGAAACTATTGAAAAATATGGTCCTGAAAATATTGATTCTGTAATAAATCACGAGAATGATTACAATTTTGATTATTTTGCGTGGAAATCATTACAAGAAATGTATTTGTTAAAAACTCCGGAAGGTAGAGTAATTGAAAGACCACAACATATGTATATGAGAGTGGCTTTATGGGTTACTAAATCATTTGAAGAGGCGGTTGAATATTATAATTCATTATCAAACCAACTTATTTCTCCTGCAACACCAATTATGATTAATGCGGGAACTAAAACACCTCAACTAGCATCTTGTGTATTGAAATACAATCACGGAGATTCAAGAGAAGGATTATTGCAAACATTCAACGACATTTCAACATATTCATCAGATGCCGCAGGTATTGGATTATGTATGTCTAACGTTCGTAGTAAAGAAAGTCGTATTAATTCATCAGGTGGATTTGCGGGTGGTTTATTAAAATACTTAAAGATTGTTAATGAAGGGTTAAGATTCTTTAATCAACAAGGTAGAAGACCGGGTAGTGCAGCTATCTACATTGAACCTTGGCATAAAGATATCGTAGATTTATTAGACATTAAAAAGAATACAGGTGCTGAGGAGTTAAGAGCAAGAGATTTGTTTACGTCAATATGGTTACCGGACAACTTTATGAATGCGGTTAAAGATAATAAGGATTGGTATTTGTTCTGTCCTAATGATATTATCAAAGCGGGTATCAAACCATTACAGGAAACTTATGGTGATGAGTATGAGGAAAACTACAACAAAGCGGTTGAACTTGGTCTTGGTAAAAAAGTAAAAGCACAAACAATTTGGAATAAAATTATTGAATCTCAGGTTGAAACAGGAGTTCCTTATTTATGTTCTAAAGATAGTGCGAACAGAAAAACTAACCATCAGAACATTGGGGTGATTAAACAATCTAACTTATGTAATGAGATTTACCAATATACTGATGAGAACACCACTGCTATCTGTACGTTATCTTCTATGGTATTGAAAAACTTTATTATTAAAGGTGAGTTTGATTTTAAATTACTTTATAATGAAGTTAGAAAGGTTGTTAGAGCACTTAACAAAGTTGTTGATATCAATAGTTATTCAACCGAACAAGGTAGAAAAGGTGGTTTGGAACAAAGAGCGATTGCGATTGGAACACAAGGTCTTGCTGACGTATTTTACTTAATGGATTACATCTTTACATCTGAAGAGGCAAGAAAGTTAAACAAAGAAATCTTTGAAACAATCTACTTTGCAGCAATCACTGAAAGTATGGAATTATGTAAATCAGGTGAATATAAACCATATAAATTCTTTGAAGGTTCACCAATGTCAAAAGGTATATTCCAATTTGATATGTGGGGGTTAGATTACGAAGGATTAGGAAGAATGTGGGATTGGGATTCACTTAAATTAGAAGTGTCCAACCACGGGGTTTGTAACTCGTTATTTACAGCTCAGATGCCGGTAGCGTCTTCAGCTAAAATCACAGGTTCATTTGAAATGACAGAACCGGCTCACTCGGCATTATTTAATCGTCGTGTAGTTGGGGGAGAAATCTTAATTGTTAACAAATACTTAATTAATGATTTTGAAAAAATTGGTATTTGGTCTGAAGATTTGAAAAATGAGATTATAATGAATGAGGGTTCAATTCAAAACATTAACTTTAATCATTATCTTGATGTTGAAGATAAAAATTACAACAAAAAAGTTAAGAGAATAGAACATTTAATTCCAAAATACAAAACAATTTGGGAAATATCTCAAAGAGAACTTATTGATATGGCGGCAGACAGAGCACCGTTCATTGACCAATCACAATCGATGAATATCTATATGTCTAATCCGACATTATCAAAAATATCATCATCACACTTCCATTCTTGGGGTAAAGGATTAAAAACTCTTTGTTATTATGTTCGAACTAAAGCGATATCAACCGGAGCAAAACACTTGGCGGTCGATATCTCAAAAGTGGGTCAACCAAAACCAATTGAGAAACCAACTGTTGAATTTAATCAAAAACCAAAAGACAGTGAGTTTGAATGTTTTGGGTGTGGTTCTTAATACGAATATAAATCACGGCTTATGTCGTGATTTTTTATTTTAAGGGTATTTATAAAAAATAATTACGACACTATATTTATAGATATGGCAGATGGAAAAACATATGGTATTAATTTCCCTTTTAGGGATTCTTATGATGGAAAGTATTTAGACCTTTCCACAGATAGTACTCAAGAAACAAGAACGGACTTAATACATTTATTATTGACTAGAAAAGGAAGTAGATATTTTTTACCCGATTTTGGTACAAGATTGTATGAATTTATATTTGAACCATTAGATGGTCCTACATTTTCAGACATTGACGCTGAGATTAGAGATGCTGTTGAGGAGTATATTCCGGGAATAACTATTAAAAATATAAGTATAACTGCGGCATCGGATGGTGAAGAAGATAAAGGTACTTATGTTGACCAATACGATACACGTGTTTTCAGAGTACCGGGTATTGGAACTAAAGAACACACTGCGAAAGTAAAAATAGATTATCAAATAAATAATGACGTGTTTAACGCTAGTGATTTTGTAATCCTAAATATTTAAAGAATATGGCAAATAAAAAAATATCGTATACTACGAGAGATTTCCAATCAATTAGAACCGAGTTAATAAACTTTACAAGAACTTATTATCCGGATTTAGTTGACAACTTTAATGATGCGAGTGTATTCTCTGTATTATTAGACCTAAACGCTGCGGTTACCGACAACCTTCAATTCAACATAGATAGAAGTATTCAAGAGACGGTATTACAGTATGCTCAACAAAGGTCATCAGTATTTAACATTGCCAAAACTTATGGATTAAAAGTTCCGGGTCAAAGACCGTCAGTTGCTTTAGTTGATTTTTCAATTACTGTACCGGCTTTTGGTGATAAAGAAGATTTAAGATATTGCGGTATTTTACGTAGAGGTTCTCAAGTAAGTGGTGCCGGTCAAGTATTTGAAACGGTTTATGATATTGATTTTTCTTCACCATCAAACGCGGATGGATTCCCGAATAGATTAAAAATCCCAAATTTTGATTCAAACAATAAGTTATTAAATTATACCATTGTAAAACGTGAGACCATTGTTAACGGTATTACTAAAGTTTTCAAGAGAGTTATTACTGCAAATGACGTAAGACCATTTTTTGAAATATTTTTACCTGAAAAGACCGTATTAGGGGTGACAAGTGTGTTATTGAAAGATGGCACTCAATATGC